CTTCTCTTTTCCAAAGGTTGAGACGAGATAACGACTCTACGCTGAACTTACAATCCAATCCTCTCGTCACCGAGCGACGACTCGCTACGATGTAGGGTACATTCCACCTCAAAAACTCTTCTTCAAGGATAGCACGCCGAGACGCGCCACAGGGATAATCTTTAAGCACCCGGTGCCAACGGCCAGAAAAGCCAGAGACACCGTCCTCCAGTTTCCGGAAACCGAAGGCGGATGATCGGATGCTCGGCACCAACCGCGGGACGGTGAGTGCCTTGAAGAGTCGCGAATTGAGGGAGAAGTATCTGGAAGACAACAGCGTCTTTCCCTTAGAGAGGGTCAGACCGGATCCTACCACCTCTCGCATCCAACGAGCGGCCACCTCACGGCGGGCCCGGAACACGATATCGTCACCGTTGATCCTGACCGGGATCGAACGGTCGTTGCCTGTATAATAGCGGAACGCTAGATAATTCACAATACAGAGCAGCGGGAACGAAAGGAGGTTTCCCATCAATTGACCGGTTCTCTGCCTCAGGGTGACACCCGAGGATGTCACGACCATTTCCTGAGACTCACGCGCAAGCTTCTTCACGTGGTCAGGCACCCAGCTGGTACCCCCCAGAATACCGTTCAGTATCACCTTCTGAACCCACATATTCAGGTTATCAGTGGCACTCTCGTAGTCACCACTTACAAAGACCTCCCCCTTACGGGGCGCGAAGTCTTTAAACTTGCGAGCGCTAGCTTCCCCGCGGAGAAGCCAGTCAAACCGACTGATTCGGTTGTAGATGCTGGTATGCAGAGGGCGAAGGATGTTCATTTCTACGTCACCGACAGAAACGACCCTCCACTTACCACCCGTCTCGACCGCTCTAACGCGGGACGGAAGAAGATCCTCAGTATGTTGTTCTGTAAGAACACGCATAACGAAGTCATGATGAGTGTTCCATTTATCATGACGACTGAGGACTTCCAATCTACTACCGCCCTTCCCCAAACCGCGCTGGACACAACTCTTAACAGGCAGGACACTGGAAAGAGCCGCATTGGGGTAGTACTCCCTATCCCATCCAGGAGGAAACATCTTCCTCACTTCACGTTGAACGAACTTCAGGAAACAACCATCCGGTAACGGTGATTCCCTTCCCATTCTCTCAACGTATTCGTCGCAATTCGGTTCCGGTGATGGTATACATTTCCGGAAAAGAAATAGTGACATGGCAATAGACATTCGTGCGTCCGAAGACAGCCTACTGATGGCTCCACGCCACGGATGACAATCCCCTTCAAGGAGTCCGCCACAGAACTCCTTCAAGGTTCGACAAGAAGCTGCACCGGCGGGTAGCGAGGGCATTGGAAGAGAAACTCCGTGGAGTTTCTCTAACATACCCACAAACGCTTTAAACCCCCGCCGGTACCGGCAACCCACTGAAAAAAACGCAGGCGTTTTTACATTTTCAGACCAGGGCATACTCTCCAATGAGCAGAGTATCGACAAGAAGGCTTTT